AAATGTTCTTGGTGGTTTTTGCGTTATAGCAGACGTAGTTCCGTATCATGCAGATACATTAGACGAAGCAGAAGAATCTTTTCGTGTTACAACAAGAGCGTTGATGCGAGTCAATCAAATGAACAGTATCTATCAAAAAGAAGTTACAAGAACAAATCGTATCGGTGTTGGTATGACAGGTGTACATGAATTTGCATGGAAATTTTTTGGTTTGACCTTTCGTGATCTTATTGATGAAGAAAAATCTCAAGAGTTCTGGCTTGCACTTGCACGTTTTAATCATGCCGTACAAGATGAGGCAAAGAAGTATGCAAAGAAACTTAAAGTCAATATACCACACACTATGACAACAATCAAACCTGCAGGCACAACATCTAAACTGTTTGGTCTTACAGAAGGTTGGCATCTACCTGCCCGTGCATGGTATATGCGTTGGGTACAATTTAGAACAGATGATCCTCTTGTAGAAGAATATAAATCACATGGGTATCCATTCAAAGAACTCGTACAATATTCTGGTACAGTTGTGATAGGGTTTCCTACTGCACCTGTGATTACAGAACTTGGTCTTGGTGATAAACTTGTTACTGCGGCTGAAGCAACACCAGAAGAACAATACGAATGGTTACGTCTAGGTGAGAAGTATTGGATTCGTGGTACAGATCAAAATGGCGAACCTGCAGAAGATCATGGCAATCAAATATCATACACACTCAAATATATCCCAGAAGTGGTAGACTTCAAACACTTCAAGGAAATGTTATACAAGTATCAAAGTAAAATTCGTTGTTGTTCTGTAATGCCTCAAGTTGATTCATCTGCGTATGAATATCAACCAGAAGAAGCCATTACAAAGGCACAATACGAATCCGTATGCAGAGAAATAGAAAAAGTAATGGAAGAAGATATCAGTAAAGAACATATCGATTGTGATAACGGTGCTTGTCCTGTGGATTTCAAAGAAGTAAAAGAACTAGCAGAAACTAATGCTTAATAATACATATAGAAAAAGAATGGAAAAAAGAATTAAAATGAAAAAACTGATCGCTGATTTTTTATTTGGTGGTGGTGTAGTATTAATATTCATTACAATTTTTTATTGTATAATTAAACTTATCTATGGTTAAAATATGAGTATAGTTGGTGTTGATTATTCGTTGAGTTCTCCTGCAGTATGGACAGAATATGGTGGACACTACTTAACAAATACTGCGAAATATGCAAAACAGTATTTGAGTAGTAGCATCTCTGGTGAAAAACATAAACCACATGAATCACAAATGCAAAGATACTGCAATATTGCACAATGGGTAATAGAGTGTATTCGTAAATCTAACTCTCATTATGTTATGATTGAAGATTACTCGTTTGCTTCTACAGGTCGTGTATTTCATATTGCAGAGAACTGTGCCATTCTTAAATACTATCTATGGAAAAACTACATACCATTCGATACAGTACCCCCTACTGTAATCAAGAAGTTCGCAACAGGTAAAGGAAACGCAAATAAAGAAAAGATGTATGAAGCCTATGTAAAAGAAACAGATACAAAACTGCACGATATAATCACTCCAGATAAAACTAATCTATCAAATCCCGTAACAGACCTCGTAGATGCGTATTTTATTCAAAAATATGCAAAACAAGAGATTTCACTATAACCTAAACAGAATCAACCACTTACAAATTATTTTGGCTTTTAAGGTAAAAATTTGCATTATTTGCATTATTGAACCAAATTGACCATTGACATTTTCTATAATCCTGTCATAATAGTAGTGTAATTGATTGTTACTAATAAAAAGGTTAAAAAATGAAAAAGTTGTTTTTGAGTTTTCTAGTTTTGTTGAGTTTGATAATGTTTTCATTCTCTGAAATAGAAGCTTCAAGAAGAATTTCTAAGTTTTCTACTACTCAAATAAAGGAGAGTTTGTAATGGAATATATTGAATTAGCATTGAAGTTGTCTGTAATGCAGTTTGGATTGTTTTTTGCAATACCTATGATATTAAAGAAAAAAGAACAAAGTCAATATGCTATACAAGGATTATTATAATGAAAACAATGATACAAATAAAAAAAATGAAAGAACTAAAAACAAAGTTAGAAGAAAAACTAATGAGTATGCCTCAGAAAAGTGTAGAGGAATTACTTAAACAAAGTGAAATGTTATTTCCAAAGAAAGGGAAAATATAATGAAAGTTATTGAATTAAAAGAAATATTAAAAGAAAACGCAGCTGACGTTAAAGAATTTCAAAAAGAGAATGTTGTCTCTGAAGAATTGTCTTTTGCAATTTACGAATATATGTGTCAAGAAGGATTGATGCCATATGAAGTTTGTAATAATGGCGATCCAAGTGAATTGATTGATGAGTTTTTAGAAGAATTACTCATGAAAAAACGTCTTCCTTGTATATCAAAATATGATGAATGGTTAATCAAATTACATGGATAATCAAACTATTTTGGATAATAATGCAAATAGTGCAAATTATTTGCGTTTTAACCAAATTAACCATTGACATTATAGTCAAACCTGTTATAATAGTAGTATATGTTAAATGATGATAATAATTATAAAAAAGATGAGAAAAAAATGAGAGATTTTATAAGACTTGAATACGAAGCAAAACAAAAAAAAGAAAAATTGTTAAAAGAAGCAGCGATTGCAAAATGGATTGCCGAAGGCGGTCAAGTTGAAAAAGAACAAAGTATCAAACCACCGAAGAAAAAAAGTGTCTTTTCAAGAAAATCTTCCAAATGCGAAATGATTAATAGAAGATACATGAAAATTAATAAGGAGAAAATATAATGATTATAGTAGAAAAACAAGCCGAAACTCTTGAAGAAGGTCTTGAAAATTTAAAAGAAGGAATGATTGCAGATTATAAACAAACCTTTCCACCAGAATCCACTGATAGAATGATACAAGAATATATAGATGGATTTGAATTGATAGATGGTAACAAATTTATCAAAGTCGTTGGTAGAGGTTCTGCCAAAGCATTTATCGTCAAAAAATCTGGTACTGTTTCTGGTAAGTATGGTGGGTTTGAAGAAGGCGATATTCTAAAGGCAAACACTTGGACTGCACCTGCGAAAAACGGTGCCAGAGGTAATGTCTTAAAAGGTAACTATAAAATTAAATGGACAGGCCCTTTATATTTTAATTGATTAACGGAGAAAAATGATGTTAAGTAAAAAAAGTAAGTTAGAAAAAAAATTAGACAATATGAATCACACCATGGAATTAATAAGAACAGTTGTTCCTTTAGTTCTTTTGGCATTACAAATAATCATTTTAATTAAACTTTTTTAGAATGAAAACTTTTTTATTTTGGTATATTTTTGTGAGATTTTTATTACTTTAATTGTAATTGGGGAAGCGTCAAAGTTGGAGAGTTGAAACGGACTGTAAATCCGTTGCCTTTGGGCTGAGTAGGTTCGATTCCTACCTTCCCCACCAATTAAGAAAGGAATGTATAATGTTATTAATAGGTGTAATAATTGCGTTAGCTTTAGTTATTTTTGCTATTTCAGAGGCAGGAGAAATTATATAATGTCGTTTAAAACATATAAAAGATATAAACAAATACCAAAAGAAACTCAACAGTTTTTTATGGACAAAGAAGGTGTGAAAGATATCAAAAAGGTTCCTCTACGGTATATCAATTCTATAATGGAAGAATGGGAAGCGCCACTTACACCTGATGAACTTGTATATTTCTCTGATGAAGAAATAGAAGAATTGATGCAATTAAATGATGATGAACTAGATGAACTAGAATACTAAAAGGAGATATTCTATATGATTGTGCTAAAGGAATTGAGAATATGATAATGGACAAATGGACTTGTGAAGAACTACAAGAACTTCTTTATGAAATGTCAGAACAAGAAATCAAAGCATTATTACAATACTACAAATCGAAGGATCCTAGTGATCCAAGAATTGCATTTATTGAGGAGAAAACTAGCTTATGAAAATAAAATCATTAGAAGATACAATCGAACAAAAAGAACCTGCTTTATGGTTAGCAATCATTCAACAGGGATTGGAAGATTTGAAAATAAAGTTGAATAGAAAAGATGCAAAACTTACAAAACTTCCTCTACAAGAAAGAAAAGAACTACTGAAAACAATGACCAACAAAGAAGGCAACAAAATAAAAAGAAGAATCAAAATGTATAAACAAGATAAACTCGATTATGATAGTGCCATTCGTTTTTTTAATGAAAAAAATAATTGGTTCAAAAAAGTCTGTTTCTTTGCAGATGTAGATTATCGAGATATTCTTGTCATAGCAGGTAAATAATACTAATATGTGATGGAGATAAATAATTATGTTAGAAAAAAATGAATTGATTCAAGCAACAATCTATTGTGTTATTGTTTCTCTTTTTTTAATATTCGTAGTTCCATGGTTATCTGGAGTGTAAAATGCCCTTAGACGATTTTGATTATGATGAAAACGAAAAAGAAGAAGGCTTAGAAATTTATGGATTTAAATTTCACCCGAATTATGATGTCGAATTAGAGAAAGATGAATGTTGTGTAGTCTTTCGTAATGATGCACAAATAGAAATTCATGTAAATCCAGAAAGTTTTGACCAACTCGACAAGGCACTTGATGATATTGAATTGGAAGATATTCAAAACGTGCCACCATCAGTATTGGCTGCAGGTGGATTTATTGATATGTTTATGAAGTATTCTTTTATGTCGAGACCAAAGAATACTATTTTCTCGGAGGAGAATAATTAAGGAGTTTTATAATGGGAGTTGATTTAAGAAACCGTGAATTATTGATACAAATTTTATTAGAACATGATTGTAATGTATCTTTCCAAAAAGCAAATGGCGAAACTAGAATAATGAGTTGCACATTGAATCCTGCCATGTTCGAGAACACCACCATCAAAGAAGAAAATGATGAAGCAAAAACTAGAAAACAGAATCTAGAAGTTCTGCCTGTTTGGGATTTAGAAAACAAAGGTTGGCGTTCTTTTCGTTTGGACAGTCTTAACCATTTTTCTTATCATGATGGTGAAGGTCATAACTATAGATGGTTTGATATGAAATCAAATCAAGTATTAAATATAAGAACTGATAGAAAAAAAAAAGAAATTCAAATAGGAAAGAGAAAAAATGCGAATTGAAGATGATATAAAACTGGATTATTCAGATGTTTTGATTCGACCAAAGAGGTCAACACTTACTTCTAAGTTTGATGTGGATATGGATAGAACATATAAATTCTATCATAGTCAAAAAGAATGGACAGGTGTTCCTATTATGGCAAGTAATATGGACACGACAGGTACGTTTGGTATGCACGAAGTTTTACAAGAGTATAAAATGGTTACTTGTATTGCAAGACAACATAATGTATTTTTTGACTTGTGGGAAAAACAAACACAATGCAGATACATTTGTGCTATGACTGGTATATCAGAAGAAGAAATATCTGTATTAGAAAATCTTGCAGTCTCATTTCCAGAAATAGGATTTGTTGGTTTAGATGTTGCAAATGGATATATAAAAAACTTTGTAGATGCGATAAAACGAACAAGAGATTTATTACCTGATGCAACAATAATCGCAGGGAATGTGGCTACAGGTGATATGACTTCAGAACTTATACTTGCAGGTGCAGACATTATTAAAGTTGGTGTCGGTCCCGGAAGTGTTTGCACAACTAGAATACAAACAGGTATTGGTTATCCACAGTTAAGTGCTGTGATAGAATGTGCAGATGCCGCACATGGTGTTGGTGGTCATATTATCGCAGATGGTGGTTGTAATTCTTCTGGTGATATTGTAAAGGCATTTGCAGGTGGTGCAGACTTTGTTATGATTGGTGGTATGTTAGCAGGTCATGATGAATGTGATGGTGAATATATTTACAAAAACGAATTAGAAAAAGTAACAGAAGAAAGACCTGTAGGAATGACCTTTTATGGTATGGCTTCTAAAACTGCTATGGATCGACACGGACATTCTAATCGTGAATATCGTGGAGAAGAAGGCAAGACTGTAGTGGTTCCATATCGTGGTAGAGTTAAAAATACGATTTCAGATATTTTAAGTGGTATTCGTTCTGCCTGCACATACGTTGGTGCAGAGAGAATAAAAGACTTGACAAAATGTGCTACTTTTGTTAAAGTGAATAATACTCATAATCGAATTTTTGAATAAAGGATATATCATTGGCTAAGAAAAAACTATTTGCAGAAGAACCACAGTTGAGTATCTACAACAAACTGAAACCAGCACAGTTTAAAAAACTAAAAGACTATCCTTATAAACGTATGTTTCATGTTGGTCAAGTAAAAAAGATGGATAACAAGGAGTTGCAGAAACATATACTTTCTTCTGAAATAGCAGGAGCCTTTAGATGGTATAATGTGAATACAAGTAATAAACAACAAAAACAATTTGTGATTAATTATTTAAAAGAACAAAAAGAATCTAAAGAATTAATCAACATAGTAAAAAGATGTGAAGATTATCAATTTTGCGTTCTTGGTTCTATTGCAAGAATGATATCTTTACAGACAGATATCAAACACGTTACATGGAAAAATAGCGAAAGGTTTTTTCAGCAAAGACTTGAAGAATTAATCCAATATTCCAAAACTTTACCCGAACCAGAAATAAAAGAAAGACCAAAGATAGATATTCAGGCAGCAACAGCAGCCAAAATAGAAAGATTAAGCATTATATTCGCAAACGAGTTAGAGGAACAATTAGAAAAAAAGAAGTTTAGTAAAAAAAGAATGAAGATGTTATTTAATGAACACAAAGTAAAAAAACGTATTATGAATAAAATAAAACTCAATTTTGACAATCCAGATATGATTGAATGTATTGACGAATATCTCGCATATATATAATATAGGAGATACAATTAAAAGGATTATAAAATGATACTTGTTGATTTGAATCAAATTATGATATCGAATCTCATGAGACAAATTGGTTACATGGGAAACGGTGATAACGGAATAAACGAAAACCTTGTTCGACACATGGTTTTAAATAGTTTACGAAAGTACAGGTCGCAATTTAAGAACAAATATGGTGAAATGATTCTTTGTTGTGATAATAAAAACTATTGGAGAAAACAGAAGTTTCCATATTACAAAGCTTCAAGAAAGAAAACAAGAGAAGAATCTGACCTAGATTGGCCTAACATCTTTGAATCATTAAATAGAATCAAAGATGAATTGTCTGAAACATTTCCTTATAAAACATTAGAAGTTCAATCTACTGAGGCAGATGATATTATTGCTATTATAGTAAAACATCATTCTCAAGAAAATTCGATTCTGATTCTTTCTGGCGATAAAGATTTTGTACAGTTGCAAAAGTATTCGAATGTAGCACAATACAGTCCGATACAGAAAAAATATATTCGTAATGATAACCCTCAACAGTTTATAAAAGAACTGATTATGAGAGGTGATAGAAGTGATGGTGTACCAAACTTTCTATCGAAAGATGATACATTCATAAATGGTGGTAGACAACGACCACTCATTAAAAGAAGAATCAATGAATGGTTAGGTATGAAACCAGAAGAATTTTGCACAGAAGAAATGTTACGAAACTATAAACGAAATGAAGAACTCATTGATTTGGATTTTGTACCAGAATCAATTGAAGAACAGATACTAGAAGAATATGATAAACCAATAAATGGTAATCGTAGTAAGTTGATGCCATATTTTATTGATAAACAATTAAAGAATTTGATGGAAAATATAGGAGATTTTTAAATGGGTCCAACATTATCAATCGCAGAGATTTTGAAACTCGTTAATGATGCGACATCTCGTCAAGCAAGAGTTGATTTATTGAAATTTTATAACTGTAAACCTTTGCGTTCTATTTTAAAAGGAACATTTGATCCAAAAATAGAATTTGCATTACCAAAAACAAGACCACCGTTTCGTGCTGATGATGCACCTGAAGGAATAACACCTTCTACTTTATATAGAGAAACAAGAAAGTTTCAATACTTAACAGTAAACTCAAATGTCAATCAAATGAAACGAGAACAAATTTTTATTACTATTTTGGAATCAGTTCATGCAACCGAAGCAGAACTTGTACTTCAAATGATAGAAAAGAAATCACAAATAAACGGACTTACACCAAGATTAGTTCTAGAAGCAATTCCGGGACTATTTGAAATGCCTCCAGAGAAGCCCAAGAAACCAAAAACTCGAAAGGCAAAAATAGCAACAGAAGATCAAGAGGAAAATAACGAAGAAGGGGAATAAATGGTAGAATTATTAAACACAAACGAAGAAGAAACACTTGATGATAGA